GACTTACTCGTATCTTCCTGTGGATATAAGATTTCTGAGTACGTCTTTGCCATATATACCGCACCCTCTTTACCGAATCCTTTAGCCACATTTTCTGATAAATTTTTAAGCGACTCTCCAACATAAGCCCGATAGACCCGCTCCTGATATAACTGACGTTGTCTTGCTTTCAAATATGCGAGGAACGGCTTTACTTCTCTTCGCCCTTTGTATTCTCCGTAGCAGAGCCAAAAGAGGTCTGCTCCATCTTCTGACCCTGCGACTGAAAAAGGAAACTGAACTCAGGTCTATTGAACAGTTCAATAAGTTTCATAGGGAGCGTCATCACATCGCATTCATACTCGTCCACTGGCACTCCCTCTGACATTGCCATCAGTTCAAAAACCGCTCTTGAATGCTTTTTTAATATGAGTTTCACCATTTCAATTTTGTTGTTCGACCTTGCGGCTGATACAATTTCTGTGTCTGTCGCAATCTCCGCAACAGGATCGAACATATCAGCAAGCAGTTCTATTGCCTGTTCATTCTTGATCTCACTGAGTTTCATAACCATTCCTCCTTAATTGCAAATCGCCTCTTTTACGCCTCTGCCGAATAGAATACCATCGGCACTACATCCTGTGCATTGATCGAAACGTGTCCTGTCAGGGTAACGGCTACCTGTCCCTTACCAGCCTTTGTTGTAGTAAGAGCAAATCCGTCAGTTGACAGAGCATTCTTGAGCTGGATTGCAACGAATCCGCCGTCTGCTCTATCGCCTACCCACCAAATATCACTGAAGTCAGTCTGCTCGAGATCACGCCTCGGTACGATCTTAGTGGTATCTGTGCCGTCAATGTCAGCCGCACCGAGTGCCATCTTGATCTGCGCTGGCGATACGCCAAGCGATGTGAAGCCGAGCGTGCATTCCCAAGAATCGAGATGCTTCAGTTCCTTTGTGTTGATCGGACAGTTGTCTACATCTTCTCCGAGATCAGAATAAGTCGGAACACAGGACGCAGATATTCCGCCAGTTGTGGCGCAGATAATTGCGCTGTCTGCTGGTGCCGCTGGTGATGCTGGATTGAATGTGTTGAGAAGCACACCCGCATCAAGCTGCATCTCCTCGAATGTGCTCTGCGGTATTACAGTAAACATTCCCATAGTTATACTTCCTTTCTACGGAGCAAGAAACTCCGCCATGATATTTACATAAATTCTTCTTACGGTTTCATCTTCATCAGCCACTCTCTGTGCGAATGGCTGACCTCTTGTTATATACAGAAACCCTGTATCAAGCGGTATCGACTTAACCTGTACAAGAGCGTTTGATATCTGGTCTGCTTTCAGCGAAACCGACTCCCATGAGGTTGAATGTTTCTGCCAAATCGAAGCAGACATAGGTACTGCATGATCTAGGCTGTCTGTTACAACTTCGTAAGTGATATAGAAATCACCAACAATTTCTTCATCAACAGTTGTTGCCTCATAAGCTGGTATACCGAATGAATTCCAGAAATTATCTATCGCTTGCGCCTTGTTCATGATGTAAGCTCCCACTCTCTCGCAGTGACCTGTCTCATGTCGAGCCCAGCACTCGGCGGAGTGTACTTATCATCTCCGTCAGAAGTCACTTTGAATATTTTACCATCGCTCACTCGTTTAAATACCTCATTGTATTCAAGAACGAGATCACGTTGCGTAGTAACGGTGTACAGGCTATATACTCCCTGAACCTGAGCCAGTCTGGCTTCAATCGATGTATCAAACACAATCGCCGCCTTGAAGTCTGCGCCCTCAGTCCAGACTGTTTTATAGCCACCGTACCCATCTTTTTCCCTTTGCTTGTTGAGAAACACACAGGTCTCCATTGCCTCATCTAGCAAACTCATATTTTCCTCCATCTATTCAATTCGCTGGCAAATGTGCTCTGCCATGTTGGACTGCTTGAAGCGGCGTTCCCCTGCCCCGAATTGGCTTTAGTATAACTATAGCCACCGAACGACTCAGAAGAGTATGGTGACGAGACCGAATCACCATACTTGGTTACCCACTCCGAAATTCGTTCCGATAGATCAACGACCGCAGGAGGAACGCCCATTGACCATATCGCACCCTCAAACACCTCGTCAACAAGTTGCGATTCCGATTCAGGATCATACTTGTGAACGCCGTCATTAAAGACAGACCCCACAATGCGAAAATACTGACCGCCCTGCAAAGAGCCATCAGGTAAATCTATCTGTCCATTTTCGATCGTAAACGTTCCGAAGAACTTTTTACGCTCGAACCAATTTCTTAGCTCTTGACACAGTTCGGTCAGCATTTCTATTTCTCCTTATTCAACTTTAACTAAGCAACATAAGTGTACTTGATTGTAACTGTTCCCGACGGAGTCGATGCAAGGCGTACACCATCACGCTCGATAGTGTAATTTGTGATTGCGGTACTGCCATCCTTCAGTTCCTGTACCGACAGAAGCGGGCTGTGAGCCGTCTTGAACAGATGTGTATCAGAAGCATCTGCGGTGATCGTCTCAGCGGTTGTTACTTTCGTTTCAGTACCTATATACACTACTGCGATTCCGTCAAGATATTCAGCCCAGAGAGCCATTCCCATGAGAGCATAGGACTCTCCGACAGCTGTGCTGTAGTTGCCCTGAGCGTGGAAACCGATCAGGTTTGTTTCTCCCTGAGTTGTGTAGTCCAGTCCGAGTTTTGCGAACTCGCTGTCGGACGGATCGATGTAGTACAGGTCGATGTTCTCCACAGGAGTAGCGATGACTACGTTGCGAGCGATCTTGTTTGCAGGGAGCAGGAACAGAGTTCCGTAACCCATGAAGTCCTTGATGTACGACAGACCGAACGCTGTCTGAACAGTGATGTTTGCAGAACCGAGATAGTCGTAAGCATCAAGAATGTTAGCAAAACCGACAACTTGTGTTACGTCTTTCTGGAGTGTAGCGAACTTATCAAGGACAAGTCCCTGCGCTTTTGCAAGGGCAGCCTGCCATGTAGCGGCTGAGCCTGTCAGCGATCCAGTGTTCAGGAATGTGTAAAATCTGCCGAGAACAACATTCTGGAGCTGTGTCAGGAACGCATCATCAGACTTCTCGATAGCGATCTCTGCTCCATACTGATTTACGTCCTCGATCGGAACAGCCTTTGCGTACTTCTCGATCGTTACATCGCCCTTTGCCGCCTCTACGATAGTAGCTTTGCTGTAAGGAATCACCTCACCAGCATCAACTGCACCGGATTCCAGTGCGACAGTTGCGGTATAAGATACGAGTTTTGTTCCAGCAGATTTGCGAATCGGACGCATAATGCCCATAATGTTTCTGAGCGCATCCCAGTTGTCACCGAATCTCGTTACGAAATCTATCTCACGAGCAGTTACGTTAGTATACACGTTTGGCAGTGAATCTCTTGGATTTGTAAGTGTTTCTACGTTTGTAGCTGGCATAACTTTCTTCCTTTCGTCAGTTATTTATCCGCTGACATCTCAATAAGCGCTTTCTGCCTTTCGGCGGTTGAAAGAATGTAACGACCGTGATCGTCTTTCTTGTAAATGTCAGCTTTCGTTAGTTTATTACTTCCACCAGTGTTGCGTGGCGGGTTCTCAGTGCCAGCACCTCTCTGATCTCTCACCTCGATGAACTCTGCCCATTCAGTCTGAATGTCTTTCACAACATTATCAGCGTCTTTGATGCTTCCGTCATCGTCAAGTTCGAAATCGTCAACTGCTGTAACTCTGAGTACGGAATCGATCCTTTTGTCAGATACACCAGCTTTCTTGAGCAGTTCCTTGTATGCCTTAGTCTTATTAGCCTTAGTGCGTTCAGACTCGACACCAGCCTTGTACTCCTCAAACGCCTTGTGCTCCTTGTCGTACTTTTCCTTGTACGGATCGTCTTCCTGAGAGTCGACCACTTTCTTCAGGTCGTCATACTTTTTCTGGATATCGGCAAGTTTGTCAGCGTCTTCCTTATACTTGTTGCGTTCTTTCTTCAGCGCATCCACAGTTTCGGCATGAGCGTCAACAATCTCATCGATCTTTTCATCCTCAATGCCCATAGCTTTAAGCATTTTTCTTGTAAGTGCCATAGTCAAAACCTCCTATACTTCGGTCACAGTGCCTCGTGATTCGGCTCTATCAACTTACAAATTATCACATTTTTTCATTTCTGTCAACAGCACTAGGTATGTACATAATAACTGCATTTTGGTAAAACTCCTATATATTTTTCGCTCTTATAGGACTTTTACTGAATGTATATATTATCTTCACTATAATACATATAAATATATAAAAAGTAATATTAAGTTATATGCCAAGAAAAAAGACGCTAGTAAAGCGTCTCTAACCTTTGCGGAATTCTTCCTCAATAATTTTTTTATACTCGTTGATATGATTTCTCACGCCGTTAGTCAGGTATCGCTTTTCCTTGATCCCCTTTTTACCACCGCCACCATACGTCCCTATCTCTTGCCATATCGCATACTCGACATCTGTACCAATGTCCACGGTGTCATCGTTTTCCATCTCGTGATGGATGCTGTTCCTCAAACGACCTGTGTCTACAGGTGCGTCTTGCTTGGCGTAGTTCTCCACGATC